CCCTCGCCGCTAAGTTCGGGAGCGCCCAGGCCAAGCTCAATAGCGCGGTCGAAGCCGGCAACGTCGAGGAGGTGGTCAAGCGCGCCGCTGTGCTGAAGAGGGGCTGGCTGGCCCTGGATGCCGCAGCAAGCCCAAATCTCGCGCTGGAGCGCGAGCAGGTCTGGGGGTATGACCACCAAGGCAAACGCTATACAGTCGTCCTGGATCGATCTAAGGCCAATTGGCAGGCATCACACACCGAGGATGCCTCGCTTGTGGTCACCGTCGCGGAATTGTTAACGGTCTGGGAGGCGTCAAAAGTGGCTCAGGTCACCCGCAAGACGCGCTTGGCGTTCCCAGGCGCTCAGGTCACCAGGGTGACAAACGACAAATCCTTGGCCGACGATCTGAACGACGAGGTGCCTTTCTGATGGATAACAACCGCACAGGCCCAAACCCAAAGTCTCTCGAAGAGCGATTCTGGTCAAAGGTCGATAAAAACGGCCCGGTTCCGGCGTATCGCCCAGACCTCGGACAGTGCTGGATTTGGACGGCCAGCATCGGGAGGGGTTATGGAAAATTCTGGGTCGGGCGCAGAGCGCAAGCCCATCGGGTCTCCTACGAAATGCACCGAGGCGCGATCCCGGACGGACTGGATCTTGATCATCTATGCCGGGTTAGGAATTGCGTAAACCCGGACCACCTGGAGCCGGTAACCCGCGCGGAGAACATCAGGCGCGGGGAAACCGGTAAGCTGGTGGGGGCGAGGCAGCGCGCTAAGACGCATTGCAAGAGAGGGCATCCGTATAGCGGGCCGAATCTGGTAATCGAAGCAAGCGGAGCCAGGGCGTGTAAGGCCTGCCGTAGCGCCCGTTCAGCCCGGTGCTACGCCCGATCGATCTCGCCTCGCGTAACCCGGCGCTACGTCCGTTCGATCTCGCCCCAGGCATAGACCAGCCGATTTATTTTGCGTTTCCCACAAGAACGCAATAATGTTGCCCAGAACGTGACCATCGAGCAATGAGTTGTCTCAATGCACACCCCCACGCCCACCCGCCGCGCTACTGCGCCCGCCGCCGAGCCGCCGAAGAAGGCCGCACCGCCGGCGAGCGATTATGCTCGCACCGACAAGGCAAAGCGGTTGGCTAAAATGCTACAGCAATCGCAGCGCAACATGCGCGACGACACGTGATGCAGATCGAGACCGTTAAACTGGCCTCTCTGATCCCCTATGCGCGCAACAGCCGCACCCACTCTGACGCCCAAGTGGCTCAGATCGCTGCCAGTATCAAGGAATTCGGCTTTACAAACCCCGTCCTGATCGACGAGACCGGCAGCATTATCGCCGGTCACGGGCGAGTCATGGCCGCTCGCAAGCTAACGCGCCCCGACGTGCCGTGCATCCGGTTATCGCACCTCACCGAAGCGCAGAAGAAAGCCTACATCATTGCCGACAATAAGCTGGCCCTGAACGCTGGCTGGGACGCCGAGATGCTGTCGGTGGAGCTGGCAGACCTGAAAGACCTCGGCTTCGACCTAGACCTGACCGGCTTTAGCGCAGACGAAATCAACGCGCTGTTGGCACCCAATGGCACAGAGGGGCTGACAGACGAGGACGCCGTCCCTGAGCCGCCGGTTGATCCGGTAACTAAGCTGGGCGACGTATGGCTGTTAGGGGATCACCGGGTTATGTGTGGGGACTCGACCAGCATTGATGCGGTTGATACATTACTTGCTGGAGTAAAGCCGCACCTGATGGTGACAGACCCGCCCTACGGGGTCGAGTATGACCCAACGTGGCGAGACGACCAAGATGCGGCAAAAGGAAAAAAAATTGGTGGCAGAGCGGTTGGGAAAGTAAAGAACGACGATTGTGCGGATTGGAGAGAGGCATGGGCGCTATTTCCTGGCGACGTTGTTTATTGCTGGACAAGCGGGCGGTTTCTTCCTGAATCCATATTATCCCTAGAGGCCGCTGGCTTCGAGCGCCGAGTGCTTATTGTTTGGGCGAAGTCGCAGCACGTTTTCGGTCGCGGACATTATCACTCGCAAGAAGAAGAATGCTGGTACGCCGTCAGGAAGGGGGCTACAGGGCATTGGCAAGGCGATCACAAACAGACAACGCTATGGCAAATCCCAAAACCATCAAAATCTGAAACTGGACACGGCACCCAAAAGCCAGTCGAGTGTATGCGCCGCCCAATTGAAAACAACTCAAGCCCTGGCCAGGCGGTTTACGACCCTTTTACGGGGAGCGGGACAACCGTAATCGCAGCCGAGACAACGGGGCGGTGCTGCTATTCGATGGAACTCGACCCAAAATACTGCGACGTCATCGTTAAACGCTGGCAGGAGTTCACGGGCAAGACTGCCACGCTGGAAGCCACAAAAGAGCCGTTTAATTCAGCAAAAACATACGCATGATTGGTTTAATAAAAAGACATGGCACAAAAACCCCATAAACCCACAGATGCTTTGCGCCGCCAAGCTGAGCAAGCCTCGGGCCTCGGGCTCCCGCATGACCAAATCTGCGCCCTGATCGGCATCAGCGACGAAACGCTGCGCAAATACTACGGCCCAGAGCTTGGTATCGGCAAAGCCAAGGCATCAGCCCAGATCGCTAAGACGTTGTTCAACAAGGCACAATCCGGCGACACCACCGCCATGATTTGGTGGACAAAGGCGCAGATGAAATGGACAGAGACGCAAAGGCATGAGAACACTGGCGACGGCGGCGGGCCAGTCGAGCTGACGATCAAATGGTCAGACGGGAAATAAAGCTTTCCTACGTTCCGCGTCCCGCCTTCTACCCGTTCCATGCCCGCAAACATAGATGGTCGTGCCTGGTCGCGCATCGCCGCGCGGGTAAGACAGTCGCGGCCATAAATGACCTGATCCGTTGCGCTGTCATGTCCCGCTCTCCCATGCCGCAATTCGCCTATATCGCGCCGTTTCGATCACAGGCAAAATCCGTTGCTTGGGACTACCTTAAGACGTTTGCCGCGCCGGTCACCAAGGCGAGCAACGAAGCCGAATTGCAAATCGATCTGATCAACGGCGGGCGGATCAGGTTGTTCGGTGCCGATAATGCTGACGCTATGCGCGGATTGGGCTTCGATGGCGTCTTCCTGGATGAATTTGGGGATTTCCGCCCGTCCGTTTGGGGTAACGTCATCCGGCCCACGCTATCGGATCGGCAAGGTTGGGCTGTGTTTGCCGGCACCCCGAAAGGCAAAAACCAGTTTTGGTCAATCTGGGATCAGGCACAGCGCGACCCTGCCGAATGGTTCTCGCTCAAACTCCCGGCATCCGAGAGCGGGTTGCTGCCTCAAGGCGAACTCAGCGCGGCACGGGCGCAGCTATCGGAGGACCAATACCTCCAAGAATACGAATGTTCGTTTGAAGCCGCTATCCTGGGCGCATTTTACGGCACCGAAATGCGGATGGCCGACGAGGATGGGCGTATTTGCCCGGTTAGCTATGATTTAAGCCTGCCCGTGCATACCGCCTGGGACTTGGGATACCGCGACGACACGGCAATCTGGTTCTACCAAGTAGTGCGCGGCGAAGTGCATGTCATTGATTTTCATTCTGTTTCCGGCTCAAACATTGCCGAGCTAGCGGCTGTCGTTAACGCCAAGCCCTACCGTTACGGCAAGCACTACTTGCCGCACGATGCCCGCGCTAAGACGTTAGCCGCTGCCGGAAAGTCTATCATCGAGCAGCTTGCCGAGCATCTCGGCGGTATTAACGGTTTGGCTATCGTGCCTGACCTGTCGGTGCAGGACGGCATCCAGGCTGTTCGTGCGCTTCTGCCGCGTGTTTGGTTTGACGCTGACAAATGCCGCGATGGTATTGAGGCGCTGCGCCAATATCAGCGCGAGTATGACGAGGACAAAAAGTCGTTTCGGCAAACGCCGCGCCATGATTGGTGTTCGCATCCGGCGGACGCATTTCGTATGTTAGCCGTCGCCTGGGTGCAGGAGCCCACAGTTAGGGCTCCGGCCCCCGAGCGGACACTATTGGTTGGCCCAGACAACCGTGCTACGCTAAACGATATGTGGGCTGCTCACGCCCAGGTTGAGAGAAGGAAACGAATATGAGCGGCACCCAGAATCCTTACGCTTATCAGTATGAAACCGTTGCCGTCAGTCAAACCGCCCAGGTTTTGGGTGGCACTGGCGCGGTTGGCGATTACGTTCACCGGTTGATTATCAACGTGATAACAGTTGCAAGCGCAGGCGTTACGCTGATTGATGGATCAACATCCATCGTAATCAGCACCGCTGCCAGCGCAGTATTGGGGCCAATTAGCCTTGAACTAAACATGCGTTCAGCCACCGGCCCGTGGAAGATCACGACTGGCGCTGGTGCGACCGTTGTCGCGGTTGGGATATTCAGCGCATAGGGATTAAGCCATGAACTCAGACACCCAGCGGATTATCGACGCGCTTCTGTATATGGGCGCTCCCAACAACGTGCAGGCCCAGCTTGAGCCGCGTAATGGGGTTTACGAAGCCCCTAACGAAGGCATTGACCAGATGCCTGGGTTTGACCCAGCAACACCGACTGGCTCTGGGACGCCGATGGGCGGCGGGTTGCCGTTTGGCGCGACCAGGGGCGGATCCGATGTTCCAGACGGTTTCCCGGCGGCGCTTGAGACTGCTCTTGGCCCCGAGGAGCAGGCGATTCTTGAAGCCATCATGCGCAAGCAGCAAGAGCGGGCCGCGCAGCGAGGCATGGTCGAATAATGGCTGCCCCGTCCACCCTAGCGGCGGCTTTGAACTACTACGGCAACTCCCGGCTGAAGCGCCGTGAGTTCGACGGCGGCGAGCCGCCCACGCTCGAGGGCCTGGGCGAGCAGTGGCAGGGCGTCAGTGACGCAATCCAGGCAGGCCCAGACAACGCGCGAAAGTGGCTGGAGAAGGAGCCTGGGTATACTTACAGCGCGATAGTCCCGGCGAAGCATGACGCGAGCGGCAAGACGTCATGGGCGCTCCAAGACATGGTCCGCAACCCGCTGATCGGCGCACTCGACCTGATGCAGATGAAGATGGCGCGCGATGAGACCGGCAAGCCGGTCGGCTTGACCGATCCAGGGATAGAGGCGATGGCGACGGCAATGGTTCCGTGGGGCGGGCGCGGCATTGACCGGGGCGTTCTTCGGTCTGGCGGCGGTCCGGTAGAGAAGGGGATTGTTCCGTTCCCGCAGCCTAGAACGGCTGAAGGTTTGGCGGCTAAGTTGCGTGATGCGTTTCCGGATTCGGAAGTCAGAGTGAACCATTCTTTACCCGGCGGGTATGGACAATCTTCCTATGTTGAATTTTCGGCTGCGGAGCCAAAATTGTTATTCGAAAAAAGGAAAGCAGACTGGACTGCCGCCGGAAAAGGCAGCGGGCGAGGTCCGGAGCCTATAATGCCTAGCCGGATTGCCCATGAATATAGATTGAGCGACCACGATCTTGGGGATCGGCGCGCTCGTCAATACACGCGGCTGTTCGGTCAGGATATGACCGATGCCGATATGTTGCGATTGATTTCCGACTTGCGGGAACAGACGTTCCTCGGCAAGGTCGCGCCGCCTGACCCTCGCATTGCGGAAGCCATGTTCGGTGCCACTAGCAACATTGGCAAGGGCATCGTCCCGGAGCTTACAAAGGCGCTGACGCCCAAGCCATTTGTCCCCCGCGCAGAGGCGGCGCTCCCGATGGACGAAGCATCACGCATGGCGCGGGCGAAGGCGATGGGGTTTGACGTTGACGCCTATCACGCCACAACCAGGGATTTTCCAGCTTTTGACAACGCTCAAATCGGGTCGAACCTCGACACGGGCTATTATGGGACGGGCCACTATTCAGCGCCGACCCCTCTTAACCGACGCGGGGAAGCAGAGGGGCCGTTAACTAACTATATCGCCGGAAATTACGATAAAGACGGGCCAATCTATTTCAAAGGCGCAAATATCATCCCGCTTAAACTGAAAATGAACAACCCGCTAATAATTGACAAGGCGGACATCCCGAACGGAAAACTAACGTCTAGGGTCGAAGAATTGACCGGGTTTAAGTCAACGTTTGGATGGCCGCTTGAGGAATCGCAGCGCCCGGAGTTTATGGCGGCGGTAAAGAAGGCTGGATATGACGGGGTTAGGGTCGATTATGACGGGAAGACGATAGAGTATGTGTCCCCGGACCCCACGCAAATCCGTTCCCGTTTTGCCGCCTTCGACCCCGCGAAAGCCGACAGCGCCGACCTGCTGGCGCTGGCGCTCGGCACGGTTGGCGTGGGTGCCGCCGCTGCCGCGCGACCGGGCGCGGAACAACCCTATGACTGACAGGCTCAACCATGGCTGACATGACCGCTACCGGCGTCGAGAAATATCTCGCAGTTATTTCCGCCTACGAAACCGAGTTCAAGCGGTGGGAAGGCCGGGTCACGCGCATCATTCGCCGTTATCGTGACGACACGCGGACGGCAAGCAGCAGCGATACGGCAAAGTTCAACATCCTGTGGTCAAACGTCCAGACCTTGATCCCGGCGGTGTATGCCAAGCTCCCGAAGGCCGATGTGGCGCGTCGATTCGGTGACAATGACCAGGTTGGGCGCGTGGCCGCGCTGTTGATCGAGCGGGCGCTAGACTTCGAGGTCGAGCATTACCCTGATTTCCGCGCAACGATGACATATTGCGTCGAGGATCGCTTTCTGGGCGGTCGCGGCGTGGCCTGGGTGCGGTATGAGCCGCACGTGCGCGAGCAGGATGTGCCGGAGGACGGGCTACAGATCACCGAGGACTCCGACGATGAGGAGCTGGGCGCCACCGAGGCCCCAGAGCAAGCGGACATCTACGAAGCGCCACAGGATGAATCCGTTGACCCGACTGCCGGCGAGGTTGAGGTCCAGGAGGAGATTGTTTACGAGTGCGCCCCGACCGATTACGTCCATTGGAAGGATTTCGGCCATAACATCGCCCGCACCTGGGAAGAGGTGACCGAGGTTTGGCGCTGGGTTTACATGAACGAAGACGCCATTATTGAGCGATTTGGTGCCGAAAAAGCCAAATCTATCCCAATGGACAGCAGCCCAGAGCCGCTTTCCGGTCGCGGAGCGAAGCAAGACGCGAGTCAGGCTCGTATTTGCGAGTTGTGGTGCAAAACGACCGGCAAAGTCTATTGGATGAGCAGGGGTTTGCCCGATTTCATTGATGAGCGGGATGATCCGCTGGGGTTGGAGGAGTTTTTCCCCTGCCCCAAGCCGTTATATTCCACGATGACCTCCGATACGCTGATGCCGGTGCCGGATTTCGTGCTGTATCAGGACCAGGCAAACGAACTCGACATCCTTTCCGACCGGATTGACGGCCTGGTGAAGGCTTTGCGGGTGCGCGGCGTCTATGACGCATCGCAGCCCGCACTGCAGAGATTGATGACCGAGGGCGACAATAATTCGCTGATTCCGGTCGATAAATGGATGGGATTCTCCGAAAAGGGTGGATTGAAAGGCAGCATCGACCTATTGCCGCTGGACGTTTTGTCGAACGCATTGACGCAATGCTATCGCGCCCGAGAGGACATCAAGGCGCAGATTTACGAGATCACCGGCATTAGCGATATCATTCGAGGCCAGACATCGGCGTCTGAAACTGCTACAGCGCAACAGATTAAGGGCCAGTATGCAGGGCTGAGGCTTCGGGCGATGCAAGAGGAGGTGGCGCTGTTTGCCACATCGTTGCTGAGGATGAAGGCGCAGATCATCTGCACCAAGTTCCAGCCCGAGACAATCCTGCAATACGCCGCTGCCATGCAGCTGACCGAAGCCGACCAGCAGATGATCCCGCAGGCGCTGGAACTGCTGAAGGATGACCCGCTTCGCAGCTTCCGCATCGAAGTCGCATCCGATTCCCTAGTCCAGATTGACGAGAATCAGAACAAGCAGGACCGTTTAGAGTTCATCCAGGCGTTCGGCGGGTTCTTGCGTGAGGCTTTGCCGGCAGCGCAGGCATCGCCTCAATTGGTGCCGATGCTAATCGACCTGATGAAATACGGTGCCGGTGCCTTCAAAGGCGCTCGCATGATTGAGGGTTCGCTGGATCGCGTCTTGGAGGACTTCAAGAAGCAGCAAGCGCAACCGCAGCAGGGCCAGCCGAACCCTGAGATGGTGAAGCTCCAAGCCGAGCAGCAATTCGCTCAGATGAAGATGCAGGCCGACGGCCAAGCAGCTCAGGCTAAGGCCCAGATGGACGCCCAGATCGCGCAGGCGAAGATACAGGCCGACATGCAGATCGAGCAGATGAAGCTTCAGGCAGCGGCGCAAGCCGAGGCACAGCGCCAGCAATACGAGGCCCAGATCAAGGAGACCGAAACAAACAGCCGCGAGCAGATGGACCGCTGGAAGGCCGAACTGGATGCGGCAACCAAGGTTATGGTCGCTCGGATATCGTCAAATCCAGGCGGCGAGATGCTTGATTCGCAGCTTGCCGCCAATTCTCTCTTTGTCCAAGAGCTTGGCGACAGCGTTAAGGCGGCGACCGACCGAATGGCAGAAGTGCATGGGAATATGGCAAATATGCACGGCGCAACGATGGAGAACATCAACGGCATTCTGGGCGTTCTGAGTGCGCCCAAGCGTGTTGTTCGCGGCCCTGATGGGCGTGTTACCGGCGTTGAAGTGGCGTGATGGATGGCGGATGGGATACAGGAACGTGGGACGGTGCGACTTGGGATTATGTGAGTCCCATCGTCGTTATCGATACGCACGACGGAAAGAAGCTAAAGGCTCGCTTTGACAAAGCCTCGTCCGAGAAGAAGCGGCGGCGGGACAAGATACTGGAAGCCTATGAGATTGTGTTTGAGGGTAGGCCAGCAGTGGCCGAGGAGATTGCAAAACCGTTTGTAGTCCAGGCGACAACCAAAAGGCCGGTTAGAACAATAAATCTGGAAAAGCTGTTGAAGGACGTAAACGCGATTGAGCGGATTATGAGAGAATTGCAAGACATCGACGATGAGGAGGCTTTGGCGTTGTTATGGTGACTTATGTAATTCGGAACGGCAAGCTTGTGCAGAAACATGCGGTTGTGAAAGACACCCGCCAGATAATGCCCGACATCAAGCCGTATAAGTCCATGATTGACGGCCATATGGTTACGAGCCGGTCGCACCATCGAACGCATTTGCGCGACCACGGTTGCATCGAAGTCGGCAACGAAAGCATGGAAACCAAGCTTGCGCCGCCTAGCAAGGAGGCAAGACGCCGCGCCTTACATGAGCAACTCCGCGACATGACGGATAACGATGCCAACAGGATTCTGTCCCGATTAAGGGACGAAGCGCATAACCAGCGCAGATGAAAAGGAAGAGGAAGTGTTATGGATGAAGCCCCACAGGTTGACATTCCAGTCGAGACAGTTGAAGCGGAAGCCCCGGTTGATCGGAAGGACTTGCTTTCCCAGCAGTTCTCCGAGGTCGAGAAGGACGCCCCGGTAGCCCAGCGGTCGCGTGATGATGCTGGCAAATACTTAAACGAGGCTAAGGCAAAGCCCGCCGCGCCCGTTGCGCCGGTAGTCGAGGAGCCGCTGTGGAAACGCCCGCCAGCGTCCTGGAAAAAGGAATACCACGAAGCTTGGCAGACGGCAGACCCTCGCTTGCAGGAATATGCGCACAAGCGCGAATCCGAAATGCATGAAAGCTGGAAATCAGCGGCCAGCAAGGCCGAGTATGCCGACACGGTTCAGAAAATCATGGAGCCGTATATGAATACGGTCCGCGGCCTGGGGCTGGACGCGCCTCAAGCAATCAAGGGCCTCATTGAGGCTGACCACATTTTGCGAAGCGGCCATCCCCAGCAGAAGGCTGAATACTTTGCCCAATTGGCGCAGCATTACGGAATCGACATCGGACAGGCTAGGGCGGCGGCTCCCCAGGGCGGCATGGATCCGAACCTGTCTGCTTTGGCAAACCAACTT